GGCCATATGTTTGATGTTATTCGTATATTTGGATCAATGCTTTTGCCGAGAACTGGATCTCGAATATCGTGTATCCCGTCCCTCCCACGGAGAACTCCACAGGATCAGACGATGAGACCACCTCACATCCGGCCGTTGCAGTATTATCTAGATCTATCTCGACAGAGAGCTGGTCACTTATTTCGTCCGCGAGCTCGACCAGATAAGTATCTCGGTCAATAAGCTCGTTTTTTACCACAATATGGATTAGGAACGTATATGTTCTTGTGTCTTCGAGGTTTGATGTGTACGGACTCTCCGCGCCTATTCTCGGCGGGCGAATAATAGCCACCGGATAGGCAGATACTCGGTCGTCAGACCAAGACGCCTCGCTGTATGCTTGTACGATAACCTCTCGGAGCATACTCCCCTCGTCTCGAGCTCTTTCCAGTACAGAGATTACCTCATCCATTATCTTTTTACCGCTACTCATAGTGTTTTGGATTCAACGAACCTTTTAGTCATTTCCAGTGCGTCGGAGAAATGTTTTTGAGTTGCCGGTGTTGCAGCGTTCCTGATTCTCGGCAAAAATCTATTATTCATGTGGACTCTTTCGGCATAGTTTGCCGTTGGTCCGATCGAAGCTTTGAGTACGCCATGAGGGAAGGATCGGATATTAAGATTGTTGAGTTGAGTTTGACTTGGACCAACCTTCACTCCAAAAGCAAAGGAGGCTTGGAGCCAACCAGTTCGTTGGGATCGAGGAGTCTTGAATTGGAAGTTATCGTCAACAGCTCTTTTGTCAATCTCGAATATTCCCGCCACAATGGCTTTTTGAACATTCTTCTCCATCTCTTTCGGAGCTTTCTCGAACGCTTCAGACATCTCTTTGGCTCCATGGATGGTGACTCCCAGTTGGATACTCATACCACCATCTTCTTATAGTTCATCATAACTTTGCGATCGAAGGTATCTATAACAGCATCCAGAGTAATCGTCGATTGATCAAAGGTAATCGATCGGTATCCCTCTTGTTCTCTCCGTTTGAACAGCTTTACCACGATCTTCTCCGCGACCATAGATAGATCTTTGGGGAGTGTATGTACAGCTGCATCATCCCAGTTGATAACATATCCTCCTTCGTATACCAAGCGGATATTCTGTAGTCCCCGGAATACTCCAGAGACTATGACCTCTCCCGTATTCTTCTTTACCAAAAAGCTATTGAGATTCTCCCACGTCCCCACAGGTTGACTCGAAAGGTTGCTCAAGGTGGTAATATCTACCGCATCTCCGACTGGTTGAGAATCTCCGGGGACAGCATTATCCAGATTGGTCCGTTCCTGGACGAGTTGAACGTTAGTGATTGGCCAAGAATTCGTATAGAATATCGATCCATTATAGGAATCGAAGTATTGTATACGTCGCTTGTGTTCAAACTCTCGATCACAATACGACTCAATGAGACTGGATACTCCCTGAATCATCTCATTCAAGACACTATCTTGAGCTTGAGAATCGGTGAGTTTGATTTTAGCCTTGATTATAGATAGGCTTGCTAGGTATGCCATATGTTTTTCTTCGATTGATTCTTCATACCAGCTCGATGTGAGCTGAGATCAAGGATCCCCCGAAGGGGAAAGGACTAGACGTTTGCGGGGAGTTCTTGAGCAGCTCCGAGGAACAAAACACCGGCTGTGATGGTTGGAGTACCACCTCCGACGTTGATTTTAGCTCGTAGGTATCGTTTGGTGCGACGATTAAGCTGACCGAGCTCTACCACGAGAAGACCAGTAACTGTAACAGCGGTGGTAAGCGTGGTGACAATAGTCTCTCCAGTCATGTCGGCTGCTCCAGATTCGAATACCTCGACGGCATAAGTTCGATCCGAAGTGGTCAAGACTGCTCCAGTGGAGACAACCAACATTCCATTATCGTATCCAAGGGTGTCAAGGATTGTTCCGTCATTTTTATCTGCGGTGTATACAGCAGGAGCGATGAGCTCTACTGCTTTTACTTCATCTTTTACGTACATATTTTTTTCGTTAGTTTTTTGAATGTCTACGCAGTCTTAATAACTGTGATAGCTTTCTTGATAGTTCGTCCGATTGCCATTTTACGTGACATCTTGTATCCGACTGAGTCCTGGATGAAGGTGTTTACACCGTTGACCACAGCTTCTCGGGTCTCTTTGACGTTCATTTCTCCACGAAGAGCAACGTCGATTGCTTTGGAAAAATCTCCAAAGACTCCGATTTCTTTTGCAGTTCCGTCAACTTTCGGCACGTATCGAGAAGTAAAGGCCGGTTGGTTACCAATGAATGCACGAGGTAACAACGAACTTCGCTCCAACAATTGTAAGTACATGTAAGCAGCTTGGCTTTGATCAAACAGCAACTGCCCTGTACCTGCTCCTCCTCCTTGATCAACTCGTTGAGTTACAATAGTAGCAAGAGTCTCAGGATGGAGTAGGAATACTCCGTTGTTCACAGTTTCGTCTTCGAGTCCAGCTTTGATAAGCTCAGCTTCTTCCGGATCAAACTTAGCAATAGCATTCTTACCAGATTTCATGGTGTATCGAGGGTAATACGTGAAGTCTGAGAAAATTCCCTTAAACGAAGAAGGTAATGCAGTAGTTGATCCGAGGATTACCTCTTTATCAACTCGAGCAGCCATTCCTTCTCCGACCAAAGCCATAAGCCATGCTACAAGATCGAAAGTAGCATCTTCTACGAGTACCTCCGGGACAACTAAGATCAAAGACCACTGACTCATGTTAAGCACAGTTCGGTCGATTGAATCCTTGAGATCTGCGTTTTCCACTGGACCAGCTTCATATCCAACGAATTCTCCCATAAGAGCGTCCTTGGAATAATGATTCCGCTTAATAATATCCGCGCTAGCGGTATACACATTAGCAAGGTTCATCATAACACCATTGGTTTTTGAGATACGCATAATACCAGGAAGGATTTCTTCAGGAAGAAGGAAACCTCCAGAAGCTCCAGATGAAGCAAGAAGAGAATAATCCGCAACAGCCTTTCCAGCTTTGATCATTGATCGGAGCTCTTTGTTCAAACCTTTTTTGGTGTCTGCTGAAAGTCCACTAACACATTCGGCTTCGCTTTTCATCGAGGTGTAAGCTGCTTTTACCTGCTTACCGATTTGCTTCTCGATTCCAAATTTTGCAAGTTTTTCATCAATTTCTTGGGCAAGTCCTGTTTTGATTCCTTCCATTTTTGCGTCGAAGTCTTTTGAGATTGCATCGACTAGAGGGACGCTGATTTCTTGAATTTCTTTTTCAGTCATGTTTTCTTATTTTAACTGCTTATTGTGCACCTCTTGTGCTGAGACTTTTGGAGATCGCCTCCGCGAGTTTCTCTGCAATTTGAGTTGACTCCAGTATACCACTGGCTGGTTTCTCGTTTTTATAGTGCTCTTCCCACTTCTTTATCTCTTCTGGAGTGAGTCTTTTCTCTTCGGTTCTAACGGCCTGAGCCTTCGGATTGGACGGTACAGGTACGATGGATACCTCGAGAAGTTTTACACCGGTGAGATAGACTCCTTTATATTCCTCAAATAGGAATCCGATTGAGACCGTATTCAAGAATCCCTGATCCCAGAGAGCTTCAGCGTTTCGAGCGATCTCGGTTACGTCTTGAAAGACCATTTCCATCAACATTTCGAATCCATCCTCAGCTGGATTTCCGTACATTCTGATCCCTTTCGCCACAGGAAAATCGTATTGGTTGTGAAAGAGCAAAATAACAGAGTTCTCCATAAACTCCTCCGTGTTCATGTTCTGGATATCCACGATATCTCCGTCTCGATCTTCAATCTCCTTCGAGATAATGACGGTATATATTTTTTTTCCCTCGACTTCTTTCGTCTCTTTTTTGACGGATTTAATCTGATGGACGATCAGTCCCTTATCCGTCTGAGTGTAAGAGATATTCCCCTCTTCTAGTTTTTTTATAAACTCTTTTTTCTTGATCTTCATGATTGCTAATTTATGATGCTAATATCTTCTGGCAGAGTGAAGCATCTGCAGGACGGATGCACTGGAGCGTCCGTACCAGACATGATGACTTCCAACGTTCCTTCTTCTGATGAGATCGTGTCTCCATTCTGGAAGAATCCTTCATCCACTGATACCACGTTCCCATCGAGAGATCGACAGAATGAGCAGACAAGCTCATCACCAGCTGTATGATACTTCACGGTCTTAACCACTCCAGAATCCCGGTAGTTATCTCGGCGAGCCTGATTGGCAGCTGTGAAGGTTATAGAGCGAGCAAAGGTCTGAGCCTTGGATTCATCATTCCCAAAGAATTGTAGGAGTTTTTCGGTAATAATAGCCATCTCATCTCCATCCAAGATAGCTTGATTTACTACTTTGGCGATCTGGCTAAAGTAAGTATCAGCGAATGGCATTGAGGTTTGCCTGGTTATCGCTTCGGATCGAACAACATAATCGGATGAAGGCGAAAGATCCGGGAGAGTAGTCTCTTGATTTACCTGAGCATACTCGGTAATCATCAGCTGACGAATCAGAGGAGCCACTGCCTCTACGGTCTGAGCCACAAAAGTATCAAATACTGGATCTGGAATGAAGCTTTGAGATTTGGTCTGTTCTGCGACGTACGAATCGAGACTGTCTAAGGTTATAGTTTTTATTTCCTCTATTTGAGTAATTATAATTTGTTTTATATTCTCCTCGAATGAAGAGTTTCTGTTCACAAAGTTTTTGTGTAGCACGTCTCCGATCTGTCTCCGCACTATCTCTCCTTCCGAGAGAGACTCCAGATATGTAGTTACCAAATCTTTCTTCTTCTCTGGAAGTTTCACATTTTCCAAAGACTTTTTGATTACTTCTCCTAGTGATTCTTTGCGTCCCAATTCAGCTGAGACTTGTTTGTCCACTTTCCCTCCAGGAAGGAGGTTAGCGGGTACGAGGATCTCATCTCCATTCTCGGACCCTTCGAGTCCTTCTGCCTTCCGTACTTCGTCACGGCTCATCCAAGGAGCGCCACCAAGAGCAGTAGTGAAGTACGCCTGCTTTTCAGCGACATCCTCAGGGGAAAGATTATCAAATTCAATATGTACTTCATCGGTAGTCAACATCGGGATCAAAAAGTCATTGATAGAATTCGCAATTCTGCGAAGTTTAGGCTGCATGGTATGCAAGGCAAAGTCTCGTTCTGCAGCGAGAGCGTCACTCTTGGAATCTCCTGATTCAGATATACCAATAATTCTCTTTGGCACACCAAAGGCTGCCAGAATCTTGTCACGATGTTGCCGGTCCATCTCTGGATACTGGATCTTTGACAAGTCGATCTGGTGAGGTTTGAACTTCGCTCCAGCTGGAGGATAAAGAATACCACCCGCCTTCTCTGGACCTTGGTGATCCTTCTCCACTGATCTTTTGATCTTATCTCTTAGATCCTTTCCGTCCAGTTCTGTTTCGAAAACTCCAGCGAGAAAGACTCCGTTGTGAAGAATCTGTTGGATGTACTTGTTTGATTCGTTTTCAGCTACAATCCATTCCTGGATGTACTGAATAGGACTTTGATTCCTAGAAATACCATAGATGGACGGATACCTCACATGCCATATATCTTCAGAGTCTAATTTATTAAAGTTATATTTATATTCAAATTCGAATGAGTCCGAATCGAATTTAGACGAGACTTTTCCCGGTTCGAAAGGCTTGATATTCTTATTTATCCGAGCGTAAAAGTTTTGGTAGGCTTCCAGGTGAGAAGCAATCAGGTACATCAATTCTCCACCCGACATTATTTCGTTCGGTCTTTGCATTATCTTTGCAACTGGATGATCCAATAATATCTCTCCTTTCTTGTTCTTAATCGTCCAAGTTGCACCTTCCGCAGCCGAAGCGATAGTATCGATAGCCACCCACACCCATCCTTTGATCGATTTGGCAGCTGCAATATCCGCAACAGAACCCAAAGACCCCCAAGAAGAGTCTCGCCACCCTGCTTCGTGGTCTCTATGGTCTCCGTCCGAGACGAATGATTTTAATTTATTGAGAATTCCCATATATGGAGTTATGATATCATTTTGTATTCAT